ATCGCCTCGACGCCTCCGGCCATCCTTTGGGCACCGACACTTCGTGTCGTGCCGTCGGATGCCTTCAGCGGTTTGTACCTTCGCACGTGTGCCCGATAGCTATGTGTGCCCGATAGCTATGTGTGCCCGATAGCTTACGCTCGCACGCCCCGGCGAAGGGCGTGCCTTCGCCTTTTAAAATTTAGTCAAATGTACAAAATTTAGATTTTAATAGTTAGTTAGTAAGTTGCTCGGTACAAATCTTAGATTTGTACCCTCGCTTAGTAACTTTATAAAAATACAATTCAGTTAACTTTACCTCGTACGAGGCTAGTGCCTCGTACCGAGGTTTAGTGACTATTACTTACAAGGAGTCAAACTATGCAAATCATACAAAAACTGTTTCCTACTTTTTTTGGTGTATTTAACAAATTAGGAGGCCATATGGCTACGAGAATGTTTAGAGCTACATTTGTAGATTCTTTTTCACAAAATACTATTGTAGTGGAGTTTGAGGCTCCATTTCCAGTAGACGAGCAAGTTGATTATAAAAAGCTTGCGACCCAAAGGTTGGGCGAAATGATACGAAACGATTTAATTAAGATTCGTGATATTGAACCCATTGAAATATAACTATTTGATAAGAGGAGTACTATGTCAGATACAACAACGATGCAGACCGTTACAGCAACGGATCTCAAACAGGAGATACGCGATAACATGCGTATTGGATTAAACACTATGATATGGGGCGGGCCCGGTATTGGTAAATCCGAGATTCCACAGCAAGTCGCTGATGAACTCAACATACCATTACTAGATTTTCGTGCCAATCTATTCGACCCTGTCGATGTTCGTGGTATACCACGAGTCATTGACAACGAAACACACGGTGCGATGACCTCGTGGGCTCCACCAGATATTTTTCCTACCGAAGAAACGCACGGCCCTCGTGGTTTGTTCATGATTGACGAACTACCAACGGCACCACCTGCTACACAGAATGCGTTTCTACAACTTCTACTAACTCGTCAGGTTGGTAATTACAAAATGCCTGATGGTTGGTCGTGTCTTGCTGCAGGTAATCGTCTAACAGACGGTGCCTCAGTCTACCAAATGCCCTCACCTGTAAGAAACAGACTGATGCATTACGAACTCGAACCTAGCTTGGATGCTTGGTGCGAGTGGGCGATAAAGAACAAAGTACATACTACTTTGGTTTCCTTTATGCGTTATCGTCCTAACCTTCTATACAGTTTCAAAGCTGATGAGTATGCTTTTCCTACTCCTCGAAGCTGGTCATTTGTCGACAAGCGTTTGAGACTAACAGATAACATGGACGATTCAAGATTATTCTTTGGTATTGCTGGTGCTGTAGGCACAGGCCCTGCTGGAGAGTTTCTTGCGTTTGCAAAAATTGCAGACAAGTTGCCAGATATTGACAACTTGATTGCTAATCCTAGTTCATACATGCCATCGGAGGATCCGGCAGTATTGTATGCACTTACAGGTGCAGTGGCTTCTAGAGCAAAAGAATCTACTCTAGAAAACATTATGAAACTTGGTAAGAAGATACCTACTGAGTTTCAGGTCGTTCTAGTCAAAAGCATTATTGCAATTGACAGAGCATTATTTCAACAACCTACAATACAAAGCTGGATTTCAGATAATTCAGATGTTGTACTGTAACAACGGAGAAAATTATGGCTACAGTTCGTATGTCAAACAAGCTCACAGTAGACCTCTGCAAAGAGTATGAAAAGAGCTATCAAAACACTAAACCAAAACCAGAGTACCCTGCGTCTCTAGGCGATGCTATCTATGACACTCATGTCAAACCTATTATTGACAGAATCAAAAATGCAGCAAAGCTTGATGATGTAGAGTTCTTTGACCTTAACAATGATGATGACGATTCATTCTTTGTCAACGACAACGAATTGAATGTTCAGTTTGAAACAAAGTGTTATGACGAAAAGGATAGAGATTCAACTTATGATGATTTACCTTGGGAATTGCAAAACTTAGTTAAAGAGTATGAATGTAGAATTGATACACCAGAACTGCACAATGCAAATATGCCTCTTTCAGTAGAGCAACCATTCCTAAAAGGTAGTTCTTATCGAAGTCAACTAGCGTTTAATCTTTACCGAGCACCTCAAGATGAGGCAGTTCTCAAAGCTCTTGAAATATCTAAAGAGCGACACATGTACGACATTCTAAAACAAAATGAAGTCGCTAAGTTTGCTAAGATGTTGCTTCGTTTTCAAACGCTTAATCAAGCATTGAAAGCATGGCCTGGCGGTGCTCTAGCAGCTATGGTGCAAAAAGTTGACCCAGACAAAATGGTAACTATTCACAAGAAAACAGAGCGTAAAGCAAAAGCACAGCAAGACAAAGGCTTTGTCGAACAACATGCTGGCGATTTCAACGCTGTGATTCTTGGTTCAACATTATTAGGAGATGATGACTAATGATATCTGATAATTTATATACAAGTACTTATCTAGTTGCTTCAAGCCATGATTACTTTAAACCAGAACACTTTGAAAACCTGTATGGAAACAAGAGCCATAGGTGGATGGTGAATCTTGAACCTGATCATATGGATAAGTTATATGTTTTAGGTAAAATCCTTCAACATCGGTACCCAAAGAAACTTACTCGTTCTAGAGTGTTAATATTAATATTAAACAAAGTTTTTGATGACTTACGTATAACAAGAAATAAAAATCTAAATAATACCTTTGATCTTGTAGAAACTTATAAAGGAGTTAATAACTAATGGAAGACATTAAAACAGCTTTTACTCGAGCTCGTTCTTCGTTGTTGTTGAAACAACCATTCTTCGGTACGCTCTGCCTTCGCTTAGGAGCAGAGTTTACCGAAGATATTCCAACGGCAGGAACGAACGGCGAAAAGCTACTAATCAATCCCACATTCTTTCTCAAGTGTACAGCTGAGCAAAGAGTTGGTTTGCTTGCTCACGAAGTTATGCATTGCGTTTATATGCATGTACTTCGTCTTAACGAGCGTGACCCATACCTTTGGAATGTGGCTGGCGACTATGTAATCAATCTAGTCGTTACCGACGCTGGCATGATATTGCCCGAAGGTGGACTACTTGATGAAAAGTATCGTGATATGACTGCAGATGAGATTTACAACACTCTGCAACAAAATGGTGGTCGAGATGCATTGCCTGGCAATATGTCTGACTTTGACGGTACTTGTGTTCAACCTAATCCATCTTTGACAGACAGTGGTTCACAAAGTAAACACGAGGCAGATATGCGAGTTGCAGTGCAACAAGCTGCTGAGACTGCTAAAGCACAAGGTAAGCTACCCGGTAGCTTGTCTAAGCTGGTTGATGAGATTGTGTCACCACAAGTTAATTGGAAACAAAAGCTTGCACGATTCTTGAAAAGCAACAACAAATCAGATTACAGCTGGCAAAAACCTAATCGTAGGTTCGTTGCTAATGGTTTGTATCTGCCTAGTTTGTATTCACCATGTATCGAAGAGATTGGTGTCATTGTTGATACCTCTGGTTCTCGTACTGATGAAGAACTCAATCAAGATCTAGGCGAGATATCTTCTATGTTGGTTGACGCTAATGTAGAAAATGTTCGCTTTATGCAAGCAGATACAGATGTGACTGATGAGCAAACATTCACTCGTGAATCAATGCCTTTGAAAGTCACAATGCAAGGGCGTGGTGGTACAAGATTTGGGCCAGCTATTGCGGAAATGGCAGAGAAATATCCAAGTGTCTCTTGCCTTATTTATCTTACAGACTTGGAGTCAAACGACTTTGGAGTGCAACCACACTTTCCAGTTGTTTGGATAACTAATTCAGCTACGGAGGCTCCCTATGGAGAAATCATCGAAGTCAATTAAACATACAATTAAAAAGTATGTAAAAAATGGAGTTCTAATACTTCTTGGCACACTTGCAGTTGCTATAGTATTACAACATATTTTAACATTCATGTTACTAACTTGTTTAGTTGGTAGTATGGCATATCTATCAGTGAGGTATAACTATGTCTAGTGTAATCTCAAGTATCACAACAGCTTTGTGGATACTTATCGAACTAATACAATTTGGCTATATGGCTTATTTAATGTGGAGGGACAGAAACAATGCTAACAATAGGAATATTCAGCGCGCTCGGTCTACTTTTGCTAGCGCTTAAGGCAGGTGGTCGTAAGACCATTGGACATGATATTTTTGCAGATGTATTAATTACAGCAACACTTATGGTTGCATTCTATGGGACTTACAGTGGTATGACTGCTGCTATGATTGGCGGTCTTACTGCTTCTCTTGTACTTTACATTATGCGTAAGACTATGGTACATGAAAAACTAAAGCTTGAGTCTATAAACAAAAAAGCGCTTGGTTTGAATTTTTCTGTGCCAAAGTTAAAATGGGAAACACAACAACCAGATTGGCGTAAACACAATCAATACTCAGACGATCAAGGTCTGTAATGTTGAGCAATAATGTTAGTCATAAGCAAAAAGTAAAACAAAAGAAAATGGGTAGATTAATTCGTAAAGCAGAAGAATGGGGAGAGTGGCATGGCACATGGCTAGAAACCACTCTTAATCAATTCTTTGATAAGTATTCTGTAAAAACTATAAAGTCAGAAATACTTCGTTATATTCTTGAAGATGATGCAGATCAAGAAGATGTTGTGTATCTCTTGTTTCACGAAACATTTAAAGATTTTCTAAGAGATAATGCAAAACCCGGGATGTATGAAAACCCCGATGCTGTACCTACTCCTGCAACTATTGATACAATGTTCGAGTTAGAAATACCAATAGTTGGAGAGATGTATGAAACATTTTGCGAACACTACGGAATATAAAGAATTTGCTCTTCGTATGTACAAGAAGAATTGCTCTGAACGACGTGCCTATGGCATGGAAGTTCATCCTACTTTTCAATCGTACGAAGAGTCCAATCGGAATTTCTTGAAAAAGAAATATCGTAACAGTTAGTTGATACAACCACCTGTGGAACCTAGTGCGTTAGAGGTCCGAAAACGTAAACGATTTCCTAAGAATCGATGCAAGATAAGTGGTTAGATTATGTAAATCTTCAGAAGAGTAGTTAGAAATTAACTCTTCATGTAGTTAGTGTATATCTGACAAAACTTTAAGTTTATACTTATGATTTTAACCGGGTCAGAGACCAAGCTAACTGTTACGAACCAATTAAGGAGTAATTATGGACAATGTAAATCAACCCCCCCATTACAACACTGGAGAAGTTGAGTGCATACAAGCTATTCAAGCTTCTATGACCACTCGACAATTCCAAGGCTACTTGAAAGGTAACATCATAAAATACATATGGCGTTATGAATACAAGAACCAAAAGGAAGACTTGCAAAAAGCCCAATGGTATTTAGCAAGGCTACTTGAAACCTATAACCATGAAGGAGAAAATCATGAGCAAAAACTACCATCGGTATAACAATGAAACTTCAAGGTGGTGTGACCAAAACAATGTACCTTATCAAAGAAACGGTTTTTTGTTTGGACCTGACACTGTTGAAGATCAAGTAACAGGTAATACTTTTCACACTATTAAAAGTAGTTATTTACAATTACCTGAACATGTAAAAGCAGAACAAATATTTAATGAAGGCGACTGGTTAATCGCTGAATACCAACAAGGTTACATTCGTTGTAAAGTCACTGGCTTTTCACCACGTGCTGGTAATCTTATTGTTGATCGTTTTTACAATGACGCATGGAAACAAATAATACCTGACATGCCTTATCAAACTTTTCAACGAAACATTCAATACGTGCGAAACAACGGTAACCCTTGGGGTTACGGTACAGGACGTTGGCTTAGTCATTCTACAAAACCTGTAGTTGATGCCAAAGCCGAAGGACATACTGTAAGATCATGGGCCTGGTTTGCTGTACCAAAAGAATCTATATTTAAACTTAACTTATTAGGAGTACAACTATGAATATATTTGCTGTAAGCGATGATCCTAGAATAGCTGCACTACAACTGCCGGATAAACTTATACCAAAAATGATTGTGGAATCTGCACAAATGCTATCAACTGCACATCGCGTGCTTGATGGCGATGCAAGAGCAGACGCTAAAGGTCTATACAAAAAAGCATATGAAAACCACCCTTCGTGTGTTTGGGTAAGAGAAGATGCCATGAACTATTGGTGGTTGTGGATGCATGCACTAACACTCTGTGAAGAATACAAATGGCGATTTTCAGATAAAACTGGTATTGCTATTCATAAAACAGAAAGTGTAATACATCAATTACAAGATAGGCCAATAAACATTCCAGCTAACAAAGATACTAACTGGGAAGTACTAGCTGACTTACCTTTATGTATGCCTGACCAATACAAAGAATCTGGTAGCAGTAATTCTCAAAATCATCAATGGTATGCTACAGAGTCTTATCAAAAGTTTGTTACACAAGATAAACCTTACATGCAAGATGTGTTCAAAGCGTACGCTCGTGCAATACAAAAGAAACAAGCTTATCAAGACCACCACAGTAATTCGTCTGGAGTAGATTATCCACCACAATGGGTAACTAGCAATGCTACACCAGAGCAGAAAAAACACATTGATTTGCACAAATTAATGAATCCGGAGACTGCGATATGAAAAAATTATTTTACTTACAATTACTAGCAATTGTCCTGTTTGGTACTGCATGCTACATGTCCGGCGTGCAGTACGCCATCGAAGTGGAGTTAATATGAAAATTGAAAAAGCATTAGCTATTGTAAAAAATGTAGTAGATGATGACTTAGCATCTATAGAATGGAACTTTGATGAGCATCAAGGAAAAAAATTCAAAAACGAACTCCTAGAAGCATGGGATAAAATTGTAGAGGTTTGCAATGACAACAAGTAAACCAAACGGAACACTTACACCAGAACAACTGCAACGCATTCGTGTTGCACTAAAACGCAGAGGTAAACTAAATGAAAATTAAAGAAGCAATAGCTATTGTAGATGAATTAATAACTTGTGAAATGGATTGGTCTGACGATAAAAAAATGAAAGACGAACTACAAAAAGCATGGGATAAAATTCAAAAAGATTTGCAATGAATGAAACAATAACATCTATATCAGAAGCTGTAAGAATTGTAGAAACATTCATACAAGATATGGCTGACGATAAACTAGATACTGGCGACAAAGAAAAATTAGCAGAAGCTGAGAAACTCTTTGCCAAACTAGAACACGCTATGCGTATAATCAAGAACCGACTATGAAGACTAATATATCGATTGAACTAACGAACGACGAACGAATGAACCTTGGACAAAAGTTCTATAATAAAAAACGCATGATAACTCGTGCCGACCTTAACTCTGTTGTTAAGAAATTTATAGGAGATGTCCTCGAAGCTACACCCCCCACCCCCAAACAAGTTGATGAAGACCCTTTGCTAGCCAAAGATTGGTCTAGTCTAACCCAACTAAAAAACTATTTAGAAAAAGAAACTGAAGTAGAAATATTAGAGTTCAATGGTTTTGAACTTATTGTGCAGGACAGTGAATACACACACATATACACCCTGGGCGATCGTTTGTACAAAAAGAAAAAGGGCCTACAAAAGTAAGCCCTTTTTACACTTCATTGATACTAGGAGAAAATCAACTCCTAATAGTCTAAGTTAAGTTTGTGCTATTGTCTAGCTAAAATAACCTGTGACTGTAATTGTACCAGTAGCACCTGTAGCAGGAGCGACTTGTACATGAATATCAATAGTTGTATCAGCAGTAAACTCAATTGGTTCGATTGCATCGTCATCTGCACTTAGTGCACTGAAAAGCTCGATACCACCACCTTGAGCAATAGTTGAACCGTCTTTAATTGCAGTAGAAGTACCTGTAGTTTCAGTATCAGTATTTGTGTGACCGATATCTAATACAATCGCCGGCGAACCATTTGTGTCAAGGTCAGTAGATACTACTCTTAACGCATGTAGAGTTTCCCCTGCAAACACGTCTAAAGCTTGTATTACATCGTTTAATGCTAAGACAGGAGTAGAAATAGTAGCTTTCCTTGTGAACATTTGTCCTTCAGGAAAACCTTTAAAAGCTGAATTGCTTTCAACATTTCCACTCTTTCTTAAAGTTGCTATAGTAGCCATAAAGTTACCTTTAATATTAAAAGTTATATTTACGTATCACTTGCAAGTGTGATACCCTTAATTCCCAAACATAAAGCATTTAGGATAAATGTCAACAGTCTAGGAGGACTAATATGTCAACATATGTAATGGTAAAACGGAACACTAAAAGTCCGTATACCTACCCCGATGAACACGCCCCATTTACACAATTTAAAAAAGTAAGATTGTCAGTTGCTTTTAACATGGTCAATTCCCGTATAGGTTGGGAACGTGCCAAGAAAGGTGATTATGAACATTGGCAAAAATTAATGATACAACAAAGGAGATCCGAATGAATGTAATTACACTCGATTTTGAAACTTATTACGATACAGAACACAGCCTGGCCCATCTCAGTGCTGTGCAGTACGTGCACTCACCCCTGTTTAAAGTGTGGGGAGTTGGTATAAAAATGAATGATGAGCCTACTGAATGGTTCGGAGCTGATGAATGTGCTGACGCTATTGCGCACATATCATGGGACGAAGCTGCTGTAGTTTGTCACAACACCCTGTTTGACGCGTACATACTCACCCAGTATTACAAGGTATATCCTAAATATTACTACGATACAGCAGCCATGGCCCGTGGACTTGCACCCAATGAAAGTTCATCACTTAAAAATACCTGCGAGCGTATGTTTCCCAACGACAAAACAATGCGTAAAGGTGATGAACTTGTAAATGCTAAAGGTATATTTGACTTACCACCTGATATAGAAGACCAAATAGCTGGCTATTGTATACAAGACGTTGACTTAACCTATGCGTTGTACAACGTTATGCAGCCTAATTACCCACAGTCAGAGCTTGACCTTATAGATCTAACATGTCGTATGTATGTAGAACCAAAAATATTTCTTAATCGTACATTACTGCAAGCTCATAAAGATGACATTGCTGCAAATACTGCACAACTCATACAGGACTCTGGGCTTACACGTGCACAACTAGCTTCACAGAAACAATTTGCTGAACATTTAGAGTCACTCAACATCACTGTGCCAACCAAAAAATCCCAGCGAACTGGAAAAATGATTCCTGCGTTTAGTAAAACAGATAAAGCTTATACTCAAATGTGCAACATGTACCCACAGTACAAACACATCTGGGATGCAAGAGAAGCTGTAAAGTCACGTATTGAAGAAACACGTGCACAAAGGTTGCTAGACGGGTGTAATCCAGACGGAACTCTTTCCGTGCCATTACGATACTATGCAGCACACACTGGTAGATTTGGTGGTACAGAAAAGATAAACCTACAAAACTTACCTCGCGGTTCCAAACTTCGTAATGCATTACAAGCTGGGCCGGATCAGATGTTGTACATTGCAGATTTATCTAACATAGAAGCTCGTA